TCATTCCACTCGGCTTCGTCAATCGTGAAGTGCTCCATCGTACCCCCCCCCCCCTTGGAGTTGGCGAAATGCGAGCACCCAAACGTATGGGTTACTCGACCACGTTTCGGCGTCATACTTTGCTCCCGTCGCGCCACTTTTCGGCGATGGACTTGGCGATCTCGGTGCGCTGGTCGATGATCTCTTGCAGGATCAGCGCCCGCACGATCTTCTCGGCGTTGGGCCGGGCTTCGTCGTGGAGGTCGATGCAGTAAGCCAAGGTGTGGCCTTCCACGTCTTGGATGAGGTAGAGGCCTGCTTCACGCTTCCAGTGGTACATCATCGTCCTCCGTTTCGCACGATACAGGCGATGCCAAGGTTGCTCAGCGCGGCAGCAGCCTTGATCGCGAGGTCGAAGCGGAGGCCGGCAAGCACACTCGTCTCGGTGTCTTTGCGAAGCACACTCCAGTAACCGCCTTCGGTCACGACCTGTGGTGTAATGTTCTCCGTGAAATCCATATTGATGATCGCCATGTGTCCTCCATACACTTGTGGGATTTGCGTGTCAAGTGCTTTCAGCCGCACGCAAGCATTCTTTGATCGCGGCGCCAGCTACCGCCTTGGTGATGGCGTCTGAGGCTTCGCCTTTGGTCCAGTCGCCTCGGTGTGGGATGCGCCAACGTTCAAGCATCCACCGTTGGCTGTCGGTCAGGGGAGCCTTCCGCCAGCCAGCGTCACGCTTCGCCAGCGCCTCGACACCTAAGCGTCGTACATAGTCTTCGGCCATGCCTTGCGCGTAGCCAAGCTGTTGGATCACTTGGATCTCCTCCCGTTCCGCGCGACCCGCTACACGGGTCAGGCGGTCGACGGCCCACCCCTGCTGCACTTCCATGAGGACCACCCAGCCGTGCTGCTTGCCGAGGTCCAAGACATAGCCAAACTCCGAGCGAATCCAATTGAACGGTCGACTGGCGAAGAGGTCGACCGGCTCGAAGGTCAATTCGCCTTCCGGTTGTTCCTCTTCCTCGTGCTCTTGGACCTCGCCGGCTCGTTCCTCTCCCGCAGCCGGCTCTACGTCCTCCGTCATCAGGTCTTTGATGCTGAGCAAATCGTGTCGGTGGGTCACGCCGACCACATCGAGGATCAAGCAATCCTGCTTACCAGGAAACAGCCGGAGGCCGCGCCCGATCGCTTGCGTGTAGAAGATTCGCGACTTCGTGGGGCGGGCCATGACGATGCAACTGGCGCTTGGACAATCATAGCCCTCAGTAAGCACCGCACAGTTGCTCAGCACTTTGGTAGGATACTCCGCAGTCGCGGTGTCAAACCACGCCAGGAGGACACGTCGTTCGTCCATCGGCGTGGTACCGTCGACATGGTGGGCTTCCATGCCCAACTCGCAACATTCATGCATGATTTGCTTACTGACTTCCACCGTGGGCGTGAACACCAAACACTTCCGTTGACTCGCGTGCTCAGCAATTGCCTCAGCGATCTTCTCTGGGGCCATCGCGGCGAGCATCATGCGTTCCGCATCATCATCTCGGATCTCGCCGTGCGCGGAGCGCAGCGTGCGGAAGTCACAGTTGAGCTTGACCGCCAATCCCTTGGGCGGACAGAGGTAGCCCTTGCGGATCGCTTCGAGCAGGGGCAGGTGGTAGACGATGCGCTCGAAGGTTTTGCCGAGCGCACGACCATCGTTGCGTTCGGGTGTGGCTGTCACACCGAGCGTGAGCGGTCCATACTCCTCGAAGCAACCGAGACGTTGGAGAATTGTGTGATAAGAATCCGCGCGCGAATGGTGGGCCTCGTCGACAATGACCGCTTGTGGAGCGCCCCCCGCCATGTACTGTGCAAAGCGCTTCTCTCGCACGAGCGTTTGCACGCTGGCGACCACCGTTGGTGCACTAACCTCGTTGCGCTCCGCTTTGACGACGCCTGTGGTGGTCGTGGGGTCGATCATGCTGAGCTTTTCTACGGCTTGCTGCGCCAGTTCATCACGATGAACGAGGATCAGCGATCGCAGACCGTTGGTTGATTGTGTTCGGAGCTGCTTCAACCAGTGACAGAAGATGATCGTTTTTCCTGTCCCGGTCGGAAGCACGATCGCAGGTCGGCGCTCTGGCGCTTCGCTCAGCGAGGCCAAGGCGTCACGCTGGTAGTCGCGCGGTTCGATCATGGGAGGACGATTGCTGCGAAGAGTGAAAACAGCGCGAGGCTAAGTATGAGGAAGTAGAGCCCCACCAAAAAGAAGAGCAGCCAATTCAAAAAGACTTCACGCATCACCGTGACCTCGTTCAGCATGTGGACATCGTGCAAATCCCGTACACGGCGGTGAAGGGCTGGTCGCAGTCAGGAACACACATTGGGGTCCTTTCGTACTGTCGTGACGGTCTTCAGTGCACTACCAAACCACGCGTCTGGTAGGAACCCGCCCCGAGTGATCCACGTGTCTAGCTCGTCGACTAGTTCGGCAAGCCGATGCGGTGCGTCGGCGGCGGGCGCGTAGCCGATGATCCTTGTGAGGTTGCGGATCTCTGTGAGGATTTCGTTGGGGTCCATTGGGTTCACTCGACTGTGAAGCCGTCGTCGAGCATGCCTTGCGCCAGGTCCCGCGCACAATGGTGGTCGACCGCAAGTGCCTGACCGAACCACTGCCACGATTCGGTGCTCACGTTGTCCTCGACCCATGTTCGTGCGGCGTCTGAATGTAGATGAAACAGGAACACGCTTCTGTGGTTCTCGATTGTGATGTCAATCGGTTTCGGAAGCGGATCGGTTGCTCGATTTGGATCGCTGTACTCTTGCGACATGGTGAGGCTCCTTTCGTGTGTGTACCACGACGGCTGCTTGTGTGTCAAGTAGAGCATGCTGCCTTTGTCCTTGCGCAGTTTCATCAACGAATACCAGTTCCCGGCCGCTTGGTTGGCCAGCTTGTCAATGTCTTGATGCATGGTCGCTCCTCTTTGCTTGCTATGCAGGCAATGCTATGCAGTGAACCAATCAGGCGAACAAAAGGCGTACTGCATAGAGTCACGCTCGGAGTGACTCAATCTTAGCACAGTGTGGCCCACAGTGTCAAGCGCTAGCGCTCTGGCGTGTAGCCTTCTAGTTTTTCGTCTTCCCACTCGATCGTCGCCGGCGGCTTCGACGAGACGTCGCTTGGAGCATCGCGTCTGCGATCTCGGACCAGTCAACTTCTGAGAGCGCGGCGCCGAGCAGGTCACTGAGGACGTTGGCATTCCCGTGGAACAACTCTGCGCGGGCGTCCTCGTGGGCGCTTTGCAGTTGGTTTGCGAGTGTGAGGCGTGCCAGCGCCGAGCGCTCATTGAACACTTCGTCGGGGTCGGTCGCGTCCCATACCTGGCGTGCTTGCTCCTGCCAGTTCCGATACTGGTCGATCCACAGCTTGACACACCAGGTCTCGTAGTTGCTCCACCCGTTGTAGGTCGCTCGGTCACTCATGAGAGCACCTCGCACGCGCGAAGGAAGCGCGCACGGTCGAAGCGCGGATTGTCTTGGGCGAAGCAGTCCGCGAGTCGCTGCGCGAAGATAGAGATGACGTCGGACCACTCACTTGAGGAGAAGCCGGCAGGCGACTTCTCAGCAGTAAGGGCCAACACGTTGGCGATGGCCTCATAGTCTTTCTTGCTCATGGGTTTTCGCTCCCTTCGTTTTCTCGTGCGTGATTGCACGCCGCGCCGCCCTTCGGGTGAAAGGCGGAGCCGTGTGGAATCACAGCAGGCCAGCGGTCATTGCGATCAAGATCCACAATACCAGCATGAGGACTGTGCCTGCCATCGCGTGCCTCTTAGTGGTTGTGATACTTGTTTGCGCAATCATATGCGCTGCTCACATGTGCGTGTGGCACGGTACAGCGCTCTTGTTGGCGCAGCGGGCAGTCAGCTAGTGTGTGCCATTCGTGTGCGTTCGTATGGTCGATCGCGGCCGACTTGTACAGGCCATACTTCACGGGGAGTCGGAATTCGTCGGGCCGCGTCTTCCACGTTTGACACTGGCCGGAGACACGCACCTTCACGATGTCCTCTGTGATGCCACCACGTGATCCGACTGTACGCGTGCATTCGTGCCGACCGGTGTGGTGAAATTCTTGGTTGCTGTGTGCTGCCATTGCTTGTGCTTTTGTGATCATGGTCGCCCTCCGTTTTGGTAGACACTGTCTGCTTGTACTGCAATTCGTGTACCAGCACGAAACCGTGATTTTGCTCACTTCACGTTCGTGCGTTTGTGCGTGATTCGACAGTTGTGCACGACAGGAATGCAATTGCGTCACTTGTTACATATACCGCTTGCGGGCGGTGTCACCTCACTTTGGCCTCAATCGCAGAGAATTCCAACGTTTCAGCGCGTGTGGCGTTATACGCTTGAAAGGGCGCAAATCGTTGGTGGACGTGGTTTGTAGTGCTCAGCAATTGGAGCGAAGATGGGGCGAAAATGGTGCTGTTTTCGTTGGTAGACGTGGCTGGAATTGCTGAGCAGGTGATTATCACCATTATACCAGGAAAGTGTGAATAAATCTGTAAATAAATCTGTATATGAATAAATATATATATATATATAGACACAGAGACAGATTTATTTATAGACTTTTCTGGTATAATAGTGATAATCATATGCTGAGCAATTCAACCCTTGCGGCTCTAGGCAAATCGCTCAATGTTCGCCCCTTGTTCGCCTCATTCGCTCAGCAACTGGAATGCTGGCTACGCCTTGGTAGACGTAGCTTTGCTAGCTCAGCAATTGATCTCTTTTGCTGGATGTTCGCCTGTTTGATTGGTTCGCTGTTGCTGAGCAATTGAATAGTGCTGAGCAATGCTACATGTGACTGACCCAGTCAGTCAGTTATCTCGGTGTTCCCTCGCAACTGCAAAAATCCTACCACGGTCTCAGAGAGGGGGTGGGGGACCCCCCAGCGAACTTTCACGCTATGCGTGAAAGGACGTGAAATACGTGGACACCATTTTCAGGGTGTAGTGGACACGAGCCACAGTACGACAGTGACTACAAGTGGCTGGCCTTCGGCCCCACCCTCGTGTGGCCCTCCCTCACTCGCTGTGCCCAACGGCCCTCGTGGTGCTCTAAGTGACTGTTTCGCTTTTTCTTCTCTAGCCTTCGGCTCCAGCGTGGAGTACGCCAAGGCGAGGAGGGCACACCATGCAACACGAATCCACGTTGGGTCCGATCACCGCAGAGGTGATCCCTGGTGGTACTGGCCATCGCACCCGTCTCGTCCGCGTCACCTGTCCTGTCACCAACATCGACGGAACACCCGTTGCCTCGAAGACGATGAACTGCCGACTCATCCAGCCTCCCGCCCAGGAACTCCGCCAAGAGTTCCTCACCATGAACATCAAGGACGGCGTCGCGCGGGGAGAGTTGGCCTTGTCGACGGTTGCCCCTGCTGGAAGGTGGTGGGTCTGGTGCAGCAAGACCGGGGCAGAGACAGTGGCGGCCTGGTTAGACGTGCCGAAGGCATGATCCTCTCCCTGCTCCTCGTCCTCACCTGCGCCGACGCTCACACGCTCTGCCTCGCGCAGAACACGGCGCAGTACCGCGTCGACCGTCTCGACTGTCGGGCGGACGTGGCACTCGATCGCCGTGACTGCGCCGACGAGAATGTCACGGAGTTGGACACCTGCACCGAGGATCTCGACGTCTGCACGGCAGCCGGTCGCGACGCGGAGCGAGAGTGCCTTTCGGAGATCGCAACGAACTGGTTGGAGTGCCTCGGGTGGGCACGAGACACCAAAACCATCGTGGACCACATCTGTGATCGTGTGGAAAACTGTGGCAGGGAGGCACCATGAACATCGGACGCATGTTCCATGATCCCACCATGGGTGATCTTCTCCCCAGTGCGTGATGCCTGACACTCCTCGCGCAGCTCCAGGCGCGGACCGGAAAACAGGAGGCGTTATGACTATCGGCCTCATGATGCATTCCCCCGCGCTCCTGCCGCCACGGTGGGCTGTGGCCTACATGATCGGCGTCGCCGGTCTGCTGCGCGCGCGCTGGATCGTGACAGCATTCCTCATCGGCGCTTGCGGGGCGCGACTCGCGTTCGGGGCGTGCAATAGTATCCCGTCACAGCTGACGCAGCTACGCGTCTCCGGCCTCTACGGGCCGCACGATCGGATACTCCTGCAACGCGACGAGGCAGGACGGAAGCTCCGCCAGAAGGCGTCACTCGCGTTCCTCACGGACCAAACTGGGGTGCTGACCGTGGAGGGCGCGCAGTCATACGTGGTGCAGGTCACGGGGCGCACACCGCCGTTTGAGATCGGCGATCTCCGGCTGTTGGAGCAGATCCGTGATCGGGCGCGGATCGAGGGGACACCGATTGCGCTGCCGGCAGGGCCGGCCAGCGGACACACCTTGCCGCTCCGCATTGCGTTCGTCGTGCATACGCCGTGGTTCACGCCGCTCAGGCAGGGGGACGCGCCACAGTGACCGGCTGTGGGTCATAGCGCTCCAAGTTGATACTCCAGCCCCAACCGAGGGTCCTGCGTCGCTCTCCATGGCGTCTCGCGCGTGGTATGGTTCTTGCCCACCCGTGCTGCTCTAGCGAACGGCGAAGCCCTTGACAGCACCGAAGCGTTCGGCGTAGCATTCTCTTCTCTCGCCTCCCCTCCTGCACGGACCACGGCTGTGGCACGCACCCACAGCCTCCGTGCGTCCAGTGTGTTCCTCTTGTGCTGAGCACCAGAACGGTGTACTGCTCAGCCCATGCATCCGGCGTGGAACGCTGGCGACCCACGACTGAATCTGCACGTCGCGGCGGCACAGCTGCTCGAAGCGAACATTCTCACCACGCCGGAGTCCTCCCCATCGCTCAGCCCTGAGCGTAAGCTTTGGCTCGCGGTCATCGCCGACGCCCTCTCGTGCTTGGGGCAATCCAACATGGACGGGTGGAATGCACGGCGGTGGTTCTTCTCGCGAGACTTCGACGAACTCTGCCAATGGCTCGGCCCACCGTGGGATTGCAGCGCAATCCGTGCACATCTAGCACAGTTCGAACGCCGCAAGGGGTTGCACAACGCACGGGTGCGTTTTCTCGCGCAGACGCAACCCACGCGAGTGGTGCAACCGAAGAAAAAGAAGGGACGGCGGCGCACGTACCACGGACCGGCCGCCGTCCCTGTATGGGGGAAGGTCGTCGCATGAGCGTCCCCGCGAAACTCTCGGAGAACCACAAGCTGATGGCCTTCATGGTCGCGGCCGGCATGAAGAACAGCGAGATCGCGAAGCAATTGCACTGCAACGCCGCGCGCATCTCGGTCATCAAATCCTCTCCGCTCTTCAAGACCCTCGTCGCGCAGCACCAGCGGGAGATGACGACCTACGGGGTCAAGAACGCGATGGACAAGTTGCTCGGCGATGCCCCCTACAACGTCGACTTCATCCGCAGCGTGCGCGATGGGGAGTTTGCGGACCCCGAAGATGCCCGCGTGCGTCTCTCCGCCGCCGGCATGCTCTTCGATCGCCAGATTCCCCGCAAGTCGGAAGACGGAGTGAAGAATAGCCTCACCATCACCGTCGAGCATGCGCAGAAGCAACTGGCGCAGCGGGTGTGCGACGAGATCGGCGATCCGATCGACGTGGAATCAACGCACGTGGAAGACAGTGAAGTCGTGGTCGACGACCAACTTCAATGGAGTCCCCCGCCACCTGAGCCCATCGTGGTGCGGGCGCTCGACGACGTGGTTGCCGAACTGCGCCAGCAAGAGATGCGCGAGGGAGATTGATGAGCCAGCAATCTCGCTTTGCTAAAGTGCTTGCGGAAGTCGCCACTGCACGGGGCGACGCCGCAGTCACCGCTGTCCGTGGCTGGGCGACCGACCGGGTGTTTGGGAAGAAGGCGCCGAGAGCGCGATACGATCTTCTCCCTGAGGACGCGGCGCTCTTCCCAGACGGTGTCCCCCCACGCGTGGAGTTGGTCGTCCAACCAAACGAGCAAGTCCGTCAGGCAGGCGCCACAACCGCAGAGGATAGTTGGGTCACGTCGTTTCGCACGAAAGCGGAACGCCATCTCTACGTGTTCGCCAAAGTCGTCCTCGGCTACGAGTTCTTCACGACCTTCCACAAAGAACTGTGCCAAGAAGTGCAGACCCCGCGACCGGAGCCGTGGCGTGTCCTCATCCTGGCACCACGTGAATCAGGCAAATCAACTATCGTGGGGCGCAGTTGGCCACTCCACGTTGTCATCCAGCCGAAGGACCACAACATCTACTTTCCGAACGAACGCGGATTGGATCAGCGGATCTTCCTTGCGGGGGAGACGGAGCTGCGCGCGATGTCTCACCTCTCGGTGATCCAGGCGCACGCCGATGGAAACCAACTCCTTCGTGCGCTCTGGCCGGAGTGCTTCTGGCGCACACCGCCGAAGCGGGATTGGAACGCGAAGGCGCTCACATTCCCCTATCCCTACGGTCCTCGACCGTGGCCGGACCCTACCATCTGGGCCTCTGGCGTTGGTGGGGCCACGACCGGGACACACCCAAGTGCGCTCGCGAAGGACGACATCGCCACATGGGAGGCTGCAAACTCTCCCGTCGTCATGCAATCGGCACTCGACTGGCACGTCGCGAGCCGCGCCTTGATTGGTAAGCCGGGATGTATCGAACTCAACATCTCGACGCGGTGGACAATCTACGACGTCAACGCCTACATCATCGAAAACGATCCCTCTGTCCACGTCGTGACGCGCGCGGTGATCGAGGAGGGCCACATCATTTGGCCCGAGCACTTCGATCCAAATGGCGATGGAGGCACGATCGATCGTCTCCGAAAAGAGATGGGGATTTTGTTCAACTTGCTCTACATGAACTCCGCCGCGAATCCTGATCTTACGGACTTTCAAGAAAGCGATCTCCGCACGTTCGCGATCGAAAATGGTGAACTGCGGTTCACGGAGGATGGGCGCGATCTCGCCTTGGCGGAGATGATGAACAGCCCTGGCCCCATGCCGGACGCTGAGAGTCTGTACGGCATGCCGCTCACCGCCGAGACCTACGAGACGCTGCGGAAGACAGTCGGTCGGTATGCTGCCCTTCGTCTACGTGCCTAGAGGCGGGCCGGGGCGTCCGCCGCTCGACGTCGGTGCGGAGCTTTTGGTCTACGGTCGCGTGGATCTTCGTGCTATCCTCCGCACCGTGGAGCGCGACGCCATCCAGCAGACCCTTCGTGCCGCGAAGGGGAACCAGAGCCGCACGGCGCGGATGCTCGGCATCGGTCGTGAACGCCTGCGCCGCAAGATGAGAACGTTAGAGATCACATGACGAAGCATCTCAAAGTCGTCCCGTTGATTGAGAAGTCGGACGACAACAAGACATGGTCCGCACGTCAGGCGCTTGAAGACTTGCTCAGCCAAGAAGAGATTGACTCGACGAAACACCTCCTTGTGGTCTACGTCCATGAGTTGTCCAACGGAGAACTGAAACTGGGAAGGCTGCGCGCAGGTGTCACACGGTCAGAGGAGATCACATACCTCTCACTTGCCCTCCACGACGAGATTGGGGACATGCGTACGTGACCACCTTCGACCTCAAATCCTTGACGATCGTGGGCTTCATCGATCCGGCTGGGACCAAGAATCAGCACCTGAAGAAGCAACGCTCCTCACAGGCGATCACCATCGTCGGGGGCGATGTCCTCGGCCGGGCGTTCGTCTTGGAGGCGTGGCACGATCGGGTCTCGATCGACAAGTTCGTGGAGAAGATTGGGGAACTGGGCCAACGCTACCCACAGATGCGGTCCTTCGGCTGTGAGTCGAACGCTATGCAAGAACTCTTCGCGGGGACGGCGCAGATCATCTTGAAGAGCCGGAACATCCGCCTCCCGCTCCAAGGCGTGGCCCAGTCGACGCGGATCGATAAGGACATGCGTATCCGCATGGTCCTTCAGCCGATGCTCGCCTTTGGCAAGCTCTTCATCCAGAAGCAGCACGACGAGCTGCGCAAAGCGATCCTCACGTTTCCGCAAACCGAGTTGCGGTTGAAAGACATCATCGATTGTCTCGCCTCAGCAGTGCGCGCGCTCCCTCGGCGGTCACTGCAACGAAGCCGAGATGCGTCCCTCGAAGGGCTCGCGACCTACTTGAAACGGGCCAACGTGCCTCCCGCGATCGCCCAAGGCCGGCTCGAAGCCTTCGGCCGCGCCAACCGGAGATGGGCATGAAGCCAGGAAGTGCGGGTGGCCGAGCAACGGCGCTGAAGTACAGCCATCTCCAGTATTGCTGCGTCACTTGTGGCGAAGACGTGCCAGAGTCCGAGGTGATTCTCGAACTCAGTCATTGTCGACGCTGCGGTTCGTGTGGTCCCGTCGTGTGGCAGAAACGGCCAACAAATACCCGCGAAGTCGTGCTGCGCCGCCTCCACCACATCACCGAGAGGGGAAAGAATGCCTGAGAACATCTGGATTGCGCTAATCGTCGCGATGCCGCCTACGTTGATGGCCTTTGCTGCGTTGGTTACGGCCCTCGTGAACGCGCGTCGCGTGGCAACGTTGACGATCCAGATGAATGGACATTTAGCCGAACTGATCGAACTGAACCGTGCGGCAGCCACCGCCTCCGCCGCAGCCGCCTCTGCCGCCGCGCACGCGGCCACGGCGACCACGGTCCGCCTCCAAAGCGATCAACAGACGATCGACGCAGTGATGGCCCTTCGGAGGAAAGACTGATGCGTACTCTCCTTCTGGTGGTGGTCTTCCTGTTGCTCCCCGCTGTGGCGCTGCCACAAATCTTCGAGACGCCTACACCCGAGGGCACCGCCCCGACCCCAACGATGACGGCAGGAGGAGGTGGCACAGGCATGGTGGGCGGCTGTCCCGATGTGCTCGCCTGTCTGCCCGCCACCCCCACGCCGACGCTCAGTCCAACGCCCACGCCCACGGCCACCGCTGCGCTCGGGGATATCACTGCGGTCGGGGATTGTTTTAGCGGGACGTGCTTCTCCGGTGGCGTCAGCGGGCACACGCTCACGTTCGTCGACAGCATCAACGCGATTGGTGTGCGGGTGAACGGACCTGCCTTTTCGATTGGCGGTGTGAAGGACATCAACTGGCCGGACGCGAACGGCACGGTGGCGGTGACGGGCACCGGCGGCATGGGTGTGAGTTCTGCGGGCGTGATCTCTGCTGCGGTGGCCGGTGACGTGAGCGGGACGATCAGCAACATGAGCGTCGTCGACACGAAGTGTAATGAAGCAAACGAATATCTCTCGGGTGAGGGCGGATGCGTCACGGTCGCGAACGGCCTCACTCTGTCCGGCGTGGGCGACGCGGACATGATCCCCGTCACCAACGCGCAAGGAGGCTACACCAACTTTGAAATCTTCGAGTGCCGACCTGATCAGCACATCGAATACCGCGATTCCAACAATGATCCGCCGGGGCAGGAGTTCATCTGCCGCGACTTCTCCTTTCCGGACGGCGGTACGACCGACCTCCCCGCCGGCACTGGCACGGCGCAGGTGATGGATGACGGGCGGTTGCAATGGCGCGATGGGTCGGCACACCTCCGTTCGGTCTCACCACAATTCAATGTACGTGATTACGGCGCCATCCCGAATGATGGCCTCGATGATGTCGTAGCGATCCAAGCGACAGTCGATGCCGTGCGCACCGCCGGCCGAGGAGTGATTTTCTTTCCGGCTGGGACCTATACCGGCACGTCCGCGACGGGGACTCCCGCCGGCTCTGGTGTCCGCATCACCTGTTCCAATTGTCTCTTCCAAGGTGAGGGGAGAACAGCCTCCGTACTTGATGGGACGGATGCGACTTCCTTGCTCTCGCAACCGACATTGGTCAGTGGCATCACGCCCGCGAATGTGGCGATTCAAGACCTTGGGTTGATTATGGGGACGCATTCTGGAGCGACAGGTATTGCGGCCACCGGGGGGATTCTCACCGACATACGGATTGCACGCATTAACTGCGACGCGCGCGCGGGGGGAAGCTGCGTTACATTCGATGCGATCCACGATGCGAGCATCGAGGACTCGATATTGTCCGGCGATGCTGATGGCGCCGGGCGCGGTGTGCTTATTCAACGTGCAAGCCAATCCGTGACCGTGCGCCATAATCTCTTTCGTTTTTTGACTGATGGAGTCATTGGCGACACCGGCACGGCCGGCGAGGAGCCGTCCCGCGATCTCCAGATTGTGGACAATACGTTTCTTGTCGGATGGCCCTATACACGACGCAAGGTGAGTGGGGGCCAGTATGCGACCTACTCAGAGAACACGCTCGACGATCCGACTGTGGATCTGAGTGGCATGGCGGCTAACGATACGATTCGCGTGCTTCCGGTGCGCGCGGTGAGTGGCGTGGCTGTTACCTATTTCCCTGGCACGAAGATTGTGGATGCTCTCGCTACAGGCGGTCCCAACTTCGTGACCAGCCATGTCCTTCCGGGCGATCTGGTCTACACAGATACCGGCAATGCCTTCGCCGTTGTGCGATTCGTCGAGGATGCCGATGAGATGTGGGTCGACGGCTGGTATGATCGCACCACGTATCTCCCCTTGCCCGAACCGGTCGCTAACACGAGGTATGTGATCTATCGTGTTCTTCTCGGCCAATGGTCCTCTGCAACATCCAGCCGCATCACGCTCTCCGCGTTTCTTTGGTTTGATCTTCAAGGCAACCGGGTGATTCCTGCCGCGGGAGCCTTGTATGAAACGACACAGAATCATCCGAACTACCCCATCCAGATCGAGGGTAATGCGCCAGGCGTGCGCATAATGGAAAACCGCATCTGGTACCCATGGGCAGATGGCATATCCTGCTCGAGCGGGCAATGTCAGATCACCAATAATGTCATCATCGGTGGCCAGGATATGGGCATCACCGTCTCAGGCAATCAATCTGTGGTCTCTGGGAATCATGTCGATCGTAGTGGTGTATGCGGGATCATCGTGACTACCAGTACGGATGACATTATCGCAGATAATACGCTCACGAATTCCGGATGGACGAACCCACAGGGAACCACCGCCAGTGGGATCGGTGATATTTGTCTGTTGGCGGCCGACAGAACGAACATTCATCACAACTATTTGGAGCGCACGGGATTCTGTGCGGGCGGAACGGCCGAAGGTGATCTCTGCCATGTCGATGGCGACTGCGCAGCGAGCACCTGCACCACACCGCCGCTGGCAGCCTATGGTATCACTGTACGGACGGCGCTCGCGAGCACCGCGGTCAAGCTGGAGGCGAATATCAGCCGTGGGCATGCGACCGCCGGCATCAATATCCCAACGTCTACGAATCTCACGAATTTGGAGATTCTCGACAACCAGGTCGAAAGCTGGGCGCTGGGCTGGGGTGGTGGATATCTGCTGCGCTGGCTGAGAGCAGAAACACTCGCGAATATCAAAGCCACGTTTGGTCATGCCGCGAATGGTTCCTTTGGGCCGTGTGTGGATTGTGCGCCGAATACGCATCCCTGCACGGCGTCAAGTTTTGGGTCACAGGCCGTGATGATGGGCGCGAGTTATGCGTGTGCGGGGCCTGCGCCCGGTGAGACCCCAACCCCCGCGAGTACGGCCACACCGACACCTACTGCGACCCCGACCAGGACCGCGACGCCTACCGTGACGCCGCCAACGATCACGCCAACACCTTCTCCGACACGTACCGCAACACCCACGCCCACCCCAACGCCGACCCCCACGGCGACGCCATGATGATCTGGTTTGCGCTGGCGCTGCTGCTCTCCGTCGCCGACGCCACCCCCACACCGACTGCTACACCGTGAGAAGATTCACGCTCGCCGTGGCATTCCTGCTGGTCGCGACAGCGGCTGGGGGCCAGAACTTGCCCGTCATGTGTGGCGATGCGACCAACCCGACGGGATGCTCGATGCTCCCATGGAGCGCCATCGACTTCACGCTGCCGGACGCCCCGGTACCGTGCGTGTCGGGTTTCTACATCAGTGGCATCTCCACCTCGGGGGCCTTTGACTGCCAGGACACCATCACCAGTACGTCACAGATCGCCACCACGCAGTGTGTCCAAATCGGTTCGCTGATCGCAGGGTCGGCGTCGTGCATCTGTCGGCACGTGACGGACAAGCTCTTCGCCGACATCAATTGCAATGGGGTCCAGGATGCCGGCGAGAACTATATCGATAACGCCAACACGGATGCGTTCACTGACATCTACGCCGGTGGCATCCTCGTTCAGGTCACAACGACACCGGACTTTGACCTTGAAGATTTCACGGTGACCCCTGGCGACGACTTCTCGCCGATCACCATCAATCGGAACGTCGCGGACGGCATCTGCGGTCTCGACGCAGGTGGCTTGGTTCCGACAGCGCAGTTGGCGAATGTTTGCGCCGTCGCCTGCCTCACGCCGACCCCGACCCCGACGCCGACACCGACGACGCGTGCCTGCCCGTCATGGCAATTCCTCCAGGCGATTGCGGCGGACGGTACGTTCACTTGCGGTCCGGTACCAACGGCGACGCCATGACTAGGACCCCCACAACGGCCCTAGTCTGCTGAGCGATTCCGTGCTACAGCCCTGCTGAGCACCCAACCAAGGAGGCAACGATGACCGCAAAGTACAGCGACGATCCAGGCACCGGTCGTGAGATGAACAACCAGAAGCAGGGACGCAACGTCGAGGAACCGAGAAACTACAAGGGACCCGGCGCCACGGGTGGCACCAAGAAGTCGCCAGCCCGGCCGAAGCTCTCGCGGTAGCACCATGGCAGCAAAGAAGAAGTGGATCGCCGGTGCCATCACGCACCCTGGGGCGCTCCACAAATCGCTTGGTGTGCCGATGGGCAAGAAGATCCCCGCCGGCAAGCTCGCCGCAGCAGCGTCGAAGGGTGGCACGCTTGGCAAGCGCGCACGGTTGGCCCAGACGTTGAAGAAGTTCCACTAGGAGGTTCGCATGGCTGATCGGCTCGTTCGTGTACCGTTGTGGGACGTCACAGCGATCGCCAGTACCGCCACGCTGACCTCCCCGCCGATCCCGCTTAGCCGGGCGGACTTCGAGTCGATCCTCTACAAGGCGACCTCGGTGGCGGGCACCGCAGACGTCAAGATCGAGTACGCGATCTCTGAGGATGGCACCAACTTCGGGTCCTTCGACGACAACACCGACCTCGTCGCGTCGTCCAACGCGGTCCCCACTGCGGAGGGGCTGAAGACGATCCCTGGCGTGACGGTGGCGGCGCCGTGGATGAAGATCAAAGTGACAGGGACGGCGTCAAACAACGCGGATACACTTTTCACCGGTGTCGTCTACCTCCGCGAGACGCCAGACGGCCAAACGAGCTGATGCGACGCTTCGCGTTCCCGCTGCTCTTTCTAGTAGCTGCGGTCACGCTCGCGCTGTCCAACGCGGCGCAGCGGACGCTCGAACAGATGCTCGACCAGATGGGGCACATCGTGAAGATTCCTTTCAGCGAGATGGCGGCCCCGGACCTCTCCCCGAGTGGGATGTGCACGCTCTATGACGATGCAACGGCGGACGAACTGCGCGTGAGTTGCAACGGGGGCGTGTACCGTGCGCTCGTGTTGGGTCCCACCGCGACACCGACCCCTACCCCAACGCCAACTCCGACCCCAACACCAACACCGACGGATACCCCAACCCCGACTCCGACGGAGACGGCGACGCCCACAGACACGCCAACGGCAACACCGACGTTGACACCGACTCCGACACCGACACCTACGTAAGGAGATGTGTGCATGACCACGGTCAACAAAGCAGGGGCACCTATGATCGCCGGGGCCGCTGCCAGCGTGCTCCAGCAGTTTCATCCGCTGACGCCGGAGCAGCTCGCGGCTGTGGTCACGCTGCTCAGCATGCTCCTCGTATACTTCATCCCGAACAGCACGCCGAACGGCACCAAGGTGTGAATGGCGAGCCTCCGTCTCACGCTCACGCTGACCGTTGATGGACGGCCGCTCAGCCACATGCCGCTCGAACGTCGTGTAGATGGCGCCGCTGCGGGTCACCTCTTTCACGTGTACGAGAACATCCTGACGGGGAGTCTTCACGCGCCGATCACGGCGGCGTCCGGCCTCGTGCTCCAGTCAGACGGCCATCTCGCGATGACGTGGGACGGCGTGGCGGCGACCGACCTTCCCTTCCTGCGTGCGGGAGGGGTCTTCGCGATCGTCGATGGGAGCTTCGACATCCCGGCCTTGACGATGCGGATGGTCGGCGAAGCGGCCACCATCCACGGAGCGGTCGTTGGCACCGTCGGCTAGCCTTCGGCATGTCCAACTCGCGTTGGCCGTGGAAGCCGATGGGGGATCAGTCTTCGGCGACCGGTCCTACGAACACAGCCTGCGATTGCCCGATGTCTTCCCTGGCGGGGAGTTCACGATCACGGCTGGCGCTGCACTCAACTTGAACACCCGTCTTGGGGAGATGCAGCGCATCGCCTTCGTGGTCTTCTTAGCTACCTCGGTGACAAACCTCACCGGCGTCGTGCTTCGTGTGCAGCTAGAGAGCACGACCGCACCGAAGGTGCAGCTCAACACCGGGGGGATGTTCCTCGCGTGGAACATCCAGACAACCACAACCTGGTGTCGTGTCGAGAACCTCTCGGCAGGGAGCGTGATCGTGCAGTACATCATTGGAGGCTACCGCTAGTGCGCCTCTTCCAGCGCATCCCTGTCGTCGAGCCGCTTCGGCAATCGGAGGACAACGACGTCCGGCTCATGCAGTACCTCTCGACGGAGATCGAGATGGCCTACTCGGCGCGCTACCAGCAAGAGCAGAACTGGTTGGAGTGCTTGCGGCAGTACGAAGGTGTGCCGAAGAACCCCTATCGGAACGTCCCGATCGAGAACTCCCCGAACATCGAAATCACCTTAGGTGCGATCGCGGCAGACGCCCTCTACGCGCAGGTGATGTCCAATATCTTCGCGGTGGCTCCGATCTTGACGGTCCGCCCAACGCGTCGTGCCAATGAGTTTCCTCAGATGGATGCCGCCGCTGAGGGGCTCCAAGACTTTACCGAATGGGGTATCGGAAACGAGTTTGGGCTTCGCGCCGCCTGTAATCATGCGTTCCTGGATGCCGTCCAACTTGGGACGGGCGTGCTCTACACCCCGTTCGTCCACATCATCAAACGGACCGCCACGCGGACGGTGATCGACTATGGGCCACGCATCCGCGTGGTGCCGATCGAAGACTTCCTGGCACCCGGTGGGGCGGGGGCGATCTTGGATGAACTCCCATGGGTCGACATCCGCATGTGGATGACGAAGGGCGAGTTGCGCGAGTATGGCCGCGTCGAGAACAAAGAGGAGCGCTGGAAGCTGAAGGGGCTCCAAGCCGTCTCCTCGATTGACAATGTGCGCCAACGCCGGGAAGCCTTAGGTCGGTCGACGACTATGGATATGATCGCGAAGCTCTACGAGATGCACATGAGCTTCGTCACGTTCGACTACGACAACGACGGCTTCGATGAGGAGATCCTCTGCATATGGGACCGTACTTCTAGAAAGATCGCGTGGCGCGGATATGCGCCCTACGACACGCGGCCGATCAACTATTGCGTCTACCATCCCCGTGCCCACCTGCTGAACGGCCTCGGCGTGTTGGAGATGTTGAAACCTTACCAAGAGGAACTCACCGAAGAGCACAACGATCGCATGCTCAACATGAAGCTCGCGAACATGCGGTTCTTTGCGACCAAAGCGGGGACGATCGACGAAGCAACGATCGCGGCGTGGGCAGGGCGAAACATCGAAACGCAGGGCAACCCCAGAGAAGATATCGTCGCGATGCAGCTTGGAGAAATCTATCCGTCCGCCACGGCAAGTGAAGGTATCACCCTCTCATTGGCAGAACGTCGGGTCGGGGTGAACGAGCTGAACACCCCCCGACCAAGTCAGGTGCTCGGCTCTCGCACCCCGGCGTTCACGACGGCCTCACTGCTCCAGCAGCAGTCGAATCGCTTTGCACCGGCCTACGACAACATGAAGGAATGTGCGGCAGCGGCCGTGCGACAGTGTCTCTGGCGGTATCATGAGCAGCTCTTGCGGGAGGATGAGAACGGTCTTGCGGCGAGCAACATCCGGAAGGTGCTGGGCGACCAGAAGGGCGCCTTGGTGATCGCGCTCCTCAAGACGGACGACTTCGAACAGAACGTCTCCGTCGAACTGACGGCCTCCTCCGCGACGATCAACCGCGACGCGGAACGCCAGAACGCGATGCTCCTCGTGAACATCCTTGGGACCTACTACCAGCGGATCATGGAACTCATCACCCTCGCGTCGCAGCCGAACATTCCACCGCCGATCGCCGACGTGGCGAAGAAGATCGCCGAAGCCTGGTCGAACATCATTGAACGGACCGTCCGGACGTTCGATCAGATCCGTGATCCGCACACGTTCATCGTCGAGGTCAGCGATGAACTGGACAACGTCAAGAACTTGGACGCGAGTGGGTTGCAGGGCCTTGCTGCCCTCGTGGGGGGCCTTGCTCAGCGGGGCGCCGACAACGGATTGGGCCTTCCCAGTGCTCAGCAACAGTGATACATGCGGCTCGGTGATCTCTTCAAGGACAACCACGAGGCCAGGGTGGCCCTCAAGGACTTCTGTCAAGAGCAGATTACTGAAGCCCACCGAGAACTCGAAACGGCCAGCGGCGAAGACGTTGTGCGGGCGCAGTGTATGGTTCGCATTGTCAAGGAGTTTCAGCGCAAAGTGAAGTCGGTCGTCGAAGAAGGAGAGCGCAATGCCCGACGAACCAAAGCCTGACGAGCCGCTCGAAGAGCCGATCGCTGGAGACGATCCGCCCCCGGTTGTCGAAGCACCGAAGGCTCCCGAGCCCGATCCGCGCGACAAGGAACTCGAAGCACTCCGCGCGGCACTCACCAAAGGGGAAGAGCGCGAGCAGCGGATCTTCAACGCGCTCGCCGCCAATCGGAACGCGGGCAACATCCCGGCGGACGACACGCCGAAGTTCACCGTCACCGAAGACGACATCGAAGCCGCAGTTGAGGCCGGCGACAACAAGAAGGCGGCACGCCTCACGCGCCAGATGATCCGTGAAGAGACCGCCGCCGCGACAGACAAGCTCCGCCGGGAGGCCATCGACCCCATCAATCAGCAGATCGGCGGCTACGGCATGCCGGCGATTTCTGCCCTCGTCAGAGAGGTCGTCGCCCGCGATCCAAAGCTGAAGCACTTTGATCGGCTGAGGGGGGGCATCGAAAAGCATCTCGTCAATCTCACGGCGGAGGCACAGATCAACCCCGAGGTCGTCAAGGCCGCGTACTACCACGAAGTCGGCGCCAACTACGAGACGTTGGTCGAAGAAGAGATCGAACGGCGCGCCCGGAAAGCGACTCCCAACCCTGGTGGGGGTCCCACCCCTGGTCGTGCGGGTCGAAGCCAGGGGAACAATGCGATCCCGACCGTCGAGCAACTCTATGGTGAGGAGCTAGCGAAAGAGGTTGACCGGAAGGGTGGCCCTGACCTGTGGGCCAAGAAGATGGGCTACAAAGATTGGCCAGCCTACGTCAAGGAAACGATGGGAGGCACCGCATGAAGGTCGGCCACCGACTGAAGGGCCGTCCGATCGACGAGCCCAAAGGCCCGAAGCGCGCCGACGCGATGGCGCGTGCCACGGACGACCTGGCGCAGCAAGCCGAAGAGCGTTCCGAGGAGCGCGGCGCGATCGACCCGAAGAAACTCGTGATCGAGAGTGAGATTGCGCAGCACTTCAACTCTCTCGAAGTCTCCCACGCACAACCAGGCTACGTCTACTGCTGGGCACGCTTCAAAGGCGACGCGGGTGGGGTGACCCAAGTCCAGATGAAGCTCGCGATGACCGTCAAGACCAACCAGGGCATCCTGCCCTGTTGGGAAGTCGTCTGTGGGAACATGCCGGAAGCGATCGAGCGAAAAGCGACGGGTCCCGGCATGGACACCACGCGTTGCCTCGGTGACGTCATGCTGCTCCGCTGCCGCATGGAGGTCTACGAGGCCATCCGCGCCTATGAAGAGCGCAAAGCGGAACGCCAGCGCACGGGCGCGATGGAAGGGATGCAGGACAAAGCGCGGGAGCACAGGATGATCGTGCACACCGATCCGAACGATCCCGTCTTGCAGCGTGCGATGAAACACGCGGAAGCTCACGAGACAGCGAATCGCATGCTCGACAACCAAATTCGCGAGGGGCGCGTCCCTGGTGTCGCCGCTCCCGGCCAACGGTAGGAGGAAACCATGGGCTATCAGGCAATAGAGGCAGGACCGGGGCTGGGAACGATGGCGCATGCTGTCTTCACCGGCCACGAAGGAGCAAGTCAGACCTACAAGCGTGGATCGATTCTCACCGTCGCGTCAGGACTCATCATCAAGGGAACATCTGGAGACAACGCACCGACGCTCGCAACGGTCGTGGGCGTTGCTGCCGCACCGGCCTCGGGCACCACAAGCCACGAGGTGCCGATCCTGCCAGCGCATCCTAACTTCGTCTTCGAAGGCAACCTCGACGCGGGGTCCGGCACCACAGCGCTCTCGGTCGCGAGTCACATGTTCACACGGTTCGGGCTCACGCTCGATGCGACCAGCGACCACTGGTTCGTCGACTCCTCGGACACCACCGATGAGCGGGTGGTGGTCGTCGGCTTCAAAGACCCCAACGGCACGGTGAACGGGCGTGTCTTCTTCGTCATCCTGCCGGAAGCCACTATCTACACATCGGTCGCAACAAACTAGGAGGGAACGATGCCAGCCAACAGAAATACCTTTGGTGCCCTGCTCACGCCGGGCATCCGCAAAGTGGTCATGGAAGTCGGCGTCGACCGTCCGCCGGAGTTCTCCGCGTGGGCCAACGTCCCCGACATGCCATGGAATCCCGTGACCGATCGCCAGATCACTGGGCTCACCACGGTCGGGAGCATGCCGGAAGGCACCCAGTTCCCGCTCGACAATCCCATCCTTGGGGGCACAAAGGCCTACGAGGCGGTGCCCTATGGTGGCGCCTTCGAGGTCACGCGACCGATGTGGGAAGACGACTTCTACGGTCCGATCAACGACATGGGCAAGGAGTTGGGACGATCGAGTCGACAGCGGATGGAGATCGATGCGCATAGCCTCTTGAACAATGCCTTCTCGACCTCCTTCGTCGGCTTCATTGCGGCGGAGTCCCTCTGCTCGACCTCGCATGCCCGGATCGATGGCGGCGCCGCGCAGGCCAATCGGCCCTCCCCGGACATCGGCTTCAGCGTGACGGGTATCCAAGCGCTGCTCGTCCGCTTCGAGAACCTCGTGAACGAACGCGGGTTGACGGAACTGTTGCAGCCCTCCATGTTCCTCGTCACGCCGACGAACAAGTTCAATGCCCGCGAGATCCTCGGCTCGGCGCACAAGCCATTCACCGCCGACAACGAGATCAACAGCCTGCTTGAAGAGGACATGGGCTGGATGGTCAACCACTACCTCACCACGGCGACGTACTGGTTCGGGCTGTGCTCGAAGAGCGTGCACGATCTCAACTTCTTCATCCGGACACCGCCGTCATTCGACAGCTTCGATGACCCGTGGACCGGCAACGCGGTCTTTACTGTATGGCAGCGCCACATCCCTGGCTTTGGCCGCTGGAAAGGTATTGACGGGTCGACGGGCTGATAGATCAAGGACTTAGCTTAGTCAATCGTTGGAGGGCGGTCGCCGTTGTCCTTACGGAACAGCCGTTCCGAACGTGAGGATGGCGGAAGTCATCCCAAGTGGCCGGCCGCTCTCCACCTCACACGCAGCACCGGGTGGCACTTGACCGCCGCGTAGGAGGATGCACATGAGTACGTTCTTTCGTGGTCCGCTCCTCTACTCCCGCCCCAGCTCACCGCTCGATGGGCTGAATCTCCCGTTGATGCAGCGCGCCGTCACCAGTTCCGCGCGTGAAGTCATCGTCGGCGCGGGACAAACCTGGGTGGGGCCGCTGACAGCCGGGAGTTCCAATGGGTGGGTCCTCACCGACGTTGGCACAGGCTCATCGACGGTCGCGATCAGCAACGCGGGGCAGCTTGTGTTCACGGGTGGCACGACCGATGAGGACAACTCAGGATTGCAGTACACGACGATGTTGTCGCCCTTCCGATACTCCGCCACGCTCGACATCGCCTGTTTCGCCCGCGTGAAGCTCTCGACGGCCATCACCACCGACTTCATGTTTGGCCTCTTCGGCATCGACACATCGCCCATTTCTGCCTCCGCCATCGCGGTTGATGACGGCATTGGCTTCTTCAAGGCTGCGACCGCGACGGACCTCACTTGTCACGTCCGGAAGAACACGACTTCGACCGGTTCCACGGCACTGGGCATCACTATCGTGCTCGACACGTTCTTCCTCTGTGGATTCACCGTGAAGTCTGGCGTGTGCACCTTCTACGGTGCCTCAGACCCGAACGACATGTTCTTGACCAACAATGCCCTTCTCGGGAGTGGCGTGCGGGTTGCCGCCACGACCGCGCCCGATGACATCGACATCGTCCCCACATTCTTGGTGGGTCAAGAGGGGGGCACCACCGCGCGCGTGTTGACGATCGACTGGGCCTTCTTCACCCAGGCCGTCTAGTGGCGGCGCCAGTCTCAGTTGCTCAGATCACGAACTTCCCGCTCGGCGTCAGTTCGTTCGGGATGCCGGTGATCGGTGGCGGTTCGGTCATGACGACGGGCCAAGTCTGGTTCGTCGATTCCACCTCAGGGAACAAAGGTGATGACAGCCTCCACGGCACGAGTCCCCAATCTCCGTTCGCGAGCCTCGACTTTGCGATCGGTCAGTGTGGCGCTGGTCGTGGGGATGTTGTTTTCGTGCTTCCTGGGCACACCGAGACGATCACCGGCGCTGGGGGCATCAACTGCGACGTTTCGGGTATCCGCATCATCGGTTTGCCAGAGATCGGCGGGCGCAGCCGACCTACGTTCACGTTTGCAGCGAGCGTCAATGCCTCCCTCGCGATCAACGCGGCGAACGTCAGCCTCCAAGGATTGATCTTCAACTTCACGGGTGTCGACGCACTGGTCTCCCCGATCGACGTCAACGCGGCGGACTTCACGCTGTTTGCGTGCGAGATCCTGCTCTCCAGCCCAGCCGGCCAGTGTGCCGACGTCGTCGTGACCGACAGCAACGCGAGCCGGATGCGGCTCATTGGGAACTACTTCAACAGCTCGACGGATGCTGGACCGAACAGCGCCGTCCTCTTGGTGGGTACACCGGATGGGATCGAGATCGCGTACAACCGCATCGTTGGGAGTTTCGCCGATGCGGGGATCTACGACACGGGCATCTGCACGAACCTCTACATCCACGACAACGAGATCACCGCCAACGGTTCAACGCAGTATGGTATCAACATCGTCGCCGCGTCGACAGGGCTGATCGTGCGCAACACCGTACTCTGCGATGACCTCACGATTGCGCTCGTCAACAACACCGCAGCCGCGATCGAGAACTTCGGCTACGATACAGACGCCGCCAACGCGGTTGCCACACCGATTCCACTCGTGGGGACGCAGTTGCCCGTCAATTCGGGGCTCGTCGATCAGATCATCGGCAACGAGGCCAGTTTCTTCCGTGCCAACTACATCCCCGTCTCGGTGGACTTCTCTTCGGCCACCTGGAACACGGTCGCCACTCATGAGATCCTCACCGTGACCGGTGCGGTCCGACTCCGGATCATCCCTATCTGCTCAACGGATCTGACTACCGCCGGAGCTGGCACCATCCAATTGGGGGACGAAGGTTCCACAACGGCGTTCATCGCAGCGACAGCGGGGGCAGACATCGACGCAGGGGAGATCTGGCTGACGGGGACACCGGCAAAGGTCATGGCGTTCTCTTCGGTGATCGATCGCGTCGAGAGCGGCAACGACATCGGCTTTCAGATTGTGACCGACGCGTTCACCGGCGGGATCATCGTGTTTCACTGTTGGTTTGAGCCGCTCAATGCGACGGGCGCCGTCGTGGCGGGCGCCGGAGGAACACTCTAATGCCGCTCAAAAAAGGGAGTAGCAAGAAGACAATCAGTCAGAACATCGCGACAGAAGTTCGTGCAGGAAAACCGCAACGTCAAGCGGAAGCGATTGCCTACTCGGTCGCCGGCAAGAGCAGAAAGAAGAAGTGATGGCCAAAGAGTTCAATCCCTTCGACTCCGCGATGGCAATCCGTCGGCGGCAGACGACGCTCGACAAGGTTCCTGAGAAGCATCGGCCAGCGGTGCAAAAGGCCCTCCGCCAGGAGGGGCGGCTCGCGGACTACGCGCGGAAGCAGATCGTCCCCTCCAACCGCTTTCAGCCTGTTCGTGGTCGCGCAACGAAGATTGGGTGACCTACGGCAACGGTTGAGCACGTGGCACGAGCAGCACTCGGGGACCTGGCGACGGATAGCCAGAACATTCTCCTTGCCGCACGCTGGGTCACGGATCGGTACCGTGAGTTCGCCAACACCCGACGGCTGAAGCAACGGCGCCGCGTCGGCGCCTTCGACATCCCTGCCGTGCTCACGACAGGAACGGTCCACGTTACACGGGACGACCCCGTGGTGCCTGGCGGCGCGGTCGCTGGACCCACGTGGACCGCCGATCTTGTGGGGCGCTACTTTCAAGCGGCGACCGTCTGGTATCGCATCATCGGCTTCGACCCGACGTTCAACCTGTTGGAACTGGACGTCCCGTACGCCGAGGACACCAACACCGCATCGACCTATCGCATCGTCCAGCGCTATGCGAAGCTCGACCCTCGTGCCTCGTTCCTCGGGACGTTCGCCCATCCACGCCGTCGCCGTCCGCTCCGGACAGATATCAACATGGCCGATCTCAACGTCCTTCAGCCGAACCGTCAGTTCAGTAGTGGCGGCCCCTATTGGGTCGTAGAGTACAACGAAGAGAATGGCGTCCGTCAGGTCGAGGTCTATCCGTACTCAAACACCATCGAAGCCGTCACCTACATCTACTGGGAAGCGGTGCCGGAGTGCTTTGATCTGCTCGACGAGTTGCCCCACGCGGTCGACGTCCAGGCCCTGAAAGAGGGGGTCTTGATCGACGTCATGCGCTACAAGGCGGCACAAGCGGCCGAGATGAAGCAGCTCGACATGGCCGCGTTCTGGCGGAACGAATACCGTGTGCAAGAGGGACGATGGGAGAAAGCCCAAGCGCGCATGGTGAAGATGGACCGAGGTATCGAAGACCTCCATCTCATGCTTGGGGATCACAGTACAAATCAGTTCTTCGACATCCGGAACGCCCACGATGAGATCTACGCACGAGGCAACCGGCCATGACCATCTCCCTTATCGTGGGGCTCTTTTGGCCGCTCATCCTCGTGGGGTGGTTCCTCTGGGCCTTCCTGTGGAGTGTGGAGGCATCGTCCTACCTTCGATTGCTGCTGCGGGGATGGTAAGCCGTGGCCGAAACGGCTGGCAGCTTGGCGACCGTCCTCAGTCGGCGCATCCGTGATCCGCAGAACACCGCCCACGACCTGACGACGGTCGTCTACCCAATTCTCTCGTACTGTCAGCAGTTGGTGAACGCAGCGGGTGATGTGCGTCGCGAAGCCACGCTTCCCGCTTTGCTTTCGCCGGTGGCAACGCCATTCACGACGCTCTTCATCAACAACTGGATGCGCATGACTGAGGTGCGCGTCGGGAAGAACACGCCGGCGGCCATCGCTGCGACACCGCTCCCACGGATCAACTGGCGTACCTTGGCGGCGAACGACCCGCATTGGCTGCGCGCCACCGCACCGCGTCCACGCTACTGGGACCTGATCGGGCAGAACGTGATGCTCCTCTGGCCGCTCTGGACAACGCCGTTCACGATCCTTCGGCGGACGTTGGTTACGCCTGCGACGCTCACCACAGCCGCCTCTATCACCGAGTTGCCCGATGAGCACATGCCCATGATCCTCGCATTGGCCGAGTCGGTGCTGTTGCTCCGCCAACGGCTGCTCACCTCCATCCCGCAGGCGGCAGAACGGGCACAACGCGTCAGCCAAGGACTGGCGATTCCATGACGTTCTTTGGGAGGCTTGGGTGATGGCCGTCACGAAGGCAACCATCCTGAGTCTCGTGTCGATGCTCTCGTGCAACCTGGCGGACGTCACGGAGATCGACCGCCTCTACGGCGAGGTCATCCTCGATCTCGGCAGCGACACGCGGCAGTGGTTCACGAACTTCAGTCAGATCAATCCAGGGACGACCGTCAGCCAAATCGATCAAGAGTCGCTGGAACTCCCTGCGGAGATCAATCTCGCTCGGCTGATCGCCCTCTTCTACAACGGCCGTGAACTCTCACGCGAAGCGGAGTCGACGTTCGAGACGCGGAGCCGCCATTGGCACGATCGCCCAGGTTCACCCGTGGCGTTCACCACCGATCAGCGAAGCGACCGCTTCGTGCGGCTTTATCCCAAGAACGACACGTTCCAGAATACGGAAGTTGGTGTGCTGCACACGCTTTCCGTGCGCACCACGAACGTGCCAGAGGTCATGGCGCTGCCCATCGCGATGTTGGTCCTTGCACGAGAGTTTGAGCGCGAGTCGATCCATCGGGACATGGACTTCGCCAAAGCGTGTCGCGCGCTGGGGCAAGAGATGTTGAACTACATCGTGCGGACCAGCTGATGCCAAAACCAGTCATGCGCCTCCTGGCTCCGCCAGGCACGACCGACGCGGACCGTCGCGTCTTTGCTTTGCTCAACCGACTCTTCGCTGACCTCCGGCAGGATGTCGACGCCCTAAAGGAGCGTCCTGCCTTCAGCGGTAACATTGACATGCAAGGCTTCCGCATCACCAACGTCGGTGCGAGCCGGGCGCAGGGTGACGTCGCGAATCGCGGAGAACTGGAAGACAAAGCGCTCTTCGAGAACGCCAACAAGCAACACATCGCGAACTCTTCGATCATCGCGAAGGACGGCGTGCGCTCCGAGCGCCAAGCGCGGCAAGCGAACGAACTCGTGCCGCTGCACCAAGTGAAAGAACTCATCACCAACGCCGTGGCGGGGCCGACGCCTTCAGCGGGGACGTCCTTCACCTTCACCGCGTTGCCACTCGTGAATGGCGACAACAACGACATCGTGCTTTCTGGTGGTTCGGCGTATCGTATTACCGGACCGACGGCACCCTTCGTCGTTACCGGGTTGCACATCGGAGCAACGATCGCCAACCTTTCGCCAGATGGGTCCTACGTGATCCTCTTCAATGGGACGGGATCTGCAATGACAGTGGCGCACAACTCCAGCGCGGCAGGCCAACTCTCGCTTCCCCACAACCGCATCAACACGGTGAGCGGCATGGCTGGGATTGTGACGACCGGGAGCGGTGTCGCGACGTTCCTCTACGATGGAAGCAGCTCGAAGTGGATCGTCGTGGGTGTGGTGCTCTGATGGCCCGCATTCGCCATCGGGACTTCTCGAAGGGTCTCTGGCTCGCGGGAGGCCGCGACACCATCCCCCGTGGGACACTCTTTCAGGCCAAAGGCGTCCGGGCGTTCACGACCCCACAGGCGCGTTCACGGTTCGGTTCTGAGTTGGCGATCGCCAAGGCGAATGTGCACAGTCTCTTCTCCTTCAACGGTACGCGTTACTGCTCCACGCGGTTTGGCGATTTCAACTCCTCCGTGCTCGGCGGCACGGCGACGTCAACGATCAAGACTGGCCTGGGTGGGCATCGGCTGCGGTTCGCGAAGGGTATCCCAACCGTTGACATCGACAACACGAAGTTCCCGCTGGGACCAGAACACATGTTCGTGGTCGGTGGTGGACTTACGCTGCAAGAAAACGAAGCGAGTTCGTTCACGCTTGGTGTGTCAAACATGTTCAAGGTGTCCACAACGGAGAGCATTTCAAATGTTGGGATCTTTCCGCCGCTCACCAAGCCGATCGCACACAACTCGTTCTTCGCAACTGCGCGTAGCCTCACGAACTCGGGCCAAATCCTCGACACATTCGATCTCGGGTCGGCTGGGTGGCTCGCGATCACGACGCCACCTTTCACCGCACCAGTCTTGAATGTTACCAGTCTAGCGCAGCATGGATCAGCGATGTTCTTCGGCATGGCTGAAGACACCGTCTCGTCGATTGGTAAAACGTTCTCACCAAACAAGAACTTGCAGGATGTTAGTGATGGTGTTGGCAACGGACGGCTTGTCTCATCATCGGATCAGGATTGGATTCAGCTCTTCGTCTTCTGTGATCAACCTGCAAACCTCGACTTCTTAGAGATCCTCTTGGTGTCGCAACAGGCTACACGCGCAACGTTTTCGTTCCAGATCCTTGTCGAAGACTCTGTCTTTGCTTCGTCAGGGATCACTGGCATCGGTGATGACCCCGCCTTCTTCCAACCGCCCCCAGAGTCGTCTCCAGAGAAGCAACGAAAGCAACTCAATGATCTCGCGAAGCAGAAAGAGAAGCTCGTCAAAAAGCTCATACCGATCCAAGCGGAGAAGATCCTTAACAACAACCTTGGCTCAACGCGGATGGCAAAGACGTCATTCACGTGGACACTACTTCGTATCCCAAAGGAATCCTTCACGAAGGTGGGTAATCCTACGTGGGGGAACATCAACGGCGCTGAGATCACGGCAAAGACAAACGCGAATGGCCCCGTCCAACTGATCTTCGACGATTGGGGACTGCATCTTGGTGTTGGTATGCTTGGTGGGTACAAGTATGCCTACACGTATAAGAACTCGAAGACTGGTACCCGGTCTAACCCAGCCATCGGGCAGTTAGCAGAAATTGACTTCGATGTCGTCGGTGTCCAACGTGACCCTGTTGTGCTCAGCAATCTCACGCCGTCGCCTGATCCTCAAGTCGATACAATCGAAATCTGGCGGAACGTTGGTAACGGATCAGCCTATTTCAAGACCGACGAGTTTGCGAACAACATTCCTGGCTTAGCCACGCTTGGGTACACCGATGTGATCGCAGACTTCCCCGGTGTGCAAAAGAGCTTTGCTCAGGCGTTCGACCTTCGTGGATTGGTTGCTGGCGAGACCCGCTACATCCAGGACGAAGAATTGCCACTCGATAATGCGCAGTTCCCCCAGTCCATGAAGGACATTGCTGGTCCCCACTTCAACCGCATGTTCTTCATCGATGGCAAGGTGTTCACCGTCGCGAACCGGGTGGGTGGTGGACGTGGGCGGCTCTACTTTTCGGCCATCGGCCGGTTGGAGTCGAACGAGGGTTTCATTGATGTCACGACCGATGACGATCCGCTCCAGCGTGTCATCATCTGGGCGAACAACCTCTACTGCTTCAGCCGTGAGCATCTCTACGAGATCCAAGGATCAGACATCTTCATCTCTGTTGAAGTAACTGGGGTGCTTGGCACCGTGAAACCTGACACTGTCGTCGCGACACCCTTTGGCCTCATCTACCAGGCGATCGACGGCATCCGCATCTTCGATGGTGCGGGAAGCCAACTCGTGTTTCCCGAACCGATCCTTCCGTTGCTCCGTGGCGAGACGAACCTCGATCCGACTGCATCCGCACGGCAGTTCATCGGCTTGACGGCGTGTTACAAGGACGAAGAGTACATCATTTCGGACTTCACCGACACGCTCGCGATCAACCTCCGCACAGGGACATGGCGAAATCTTGGTGTCGGTGCGAACGCCCTCTACGTCGAACCTGCTGATGTGATTCAGGGTGTGTCTTATCCAACACGGCTCTTCCTCGCGACGCTGACCAACGTCTTGAATTTTGAAGTCCCCGGAACCTTCCTGGATGCTGGCGCGGCGATCCCCTTTCTCATTGAAGTCCCTGGCACCAAGATCGAGGATCAAAGCAGTACCACCAAGATCGTGCAGCGGATCTACCTCGACATGAAGGGTGGTCCAGTGACGGTGAAACTGCACTACACCGCGCCGACGATTCCTGGCGTGCAAACGATCGCGACGGCGAACACTGCTGCGCGGCAATTGATCGAGTATGGGTTAGCTCTTCCTTCGGATGTCATCTCGGTGGAGATCAGTGGGAACTTGATCCAGCCCTTTGAGTTGTACGAGGTTGGCTTCGACGTGCATCTCCCAGAGGAAGGTGGCGCCTTGACATGAGCATCTTTGATTACTTGGTCGACCGTCAACTCCGAAATCAATTCAACCGCATCGAACAAAAGATCGATGCCCTCACCAAGCAAGGAGCGAAGACTATGGCAGCCATCGATGATCTCGAAGTACAGGTCACAGCAATCAGCGACGCAGAGGCCGCAGCTGTGGCACTCTTGAATGGTCTCCACCAGCAGTTGGCCGATGCCATCGCCTCTGGTGATCCGGTTCGCGTCCAGGCAGCTGCGGATCAGTTGAAGGCGAAGGCAGCAGACCTCGCAGCAGCGGTCGTCGCCAACACCTGAAAAGGGCTGCCCTTCCGGCCGCCATTGTGATAGGGAGGATCTGATGGAACAGTACAAGGCGAGCGGGCTGGAAGATTTGAAGCTCTACCGCTGGTGGGAGAAGATGGTCCTCTCCGGCGACCTCCAGCGTGGCTACACCGGGATGGACAAGCTCTCAGCCTTCTTCAACGCCATGCAGGTGCCGACACAACTGCTCTACGAAGAAAACGAGACGGGGATCTGGTTCACGTCGTGGATCGAGCCCCAGACCTTCGGTGGAGCACTGGTGCACGTCTGGATCGCCAGCGAAGCACGCCAAACCAAGCGCGCGACGAAGGCGGTCATGCTTGCGCTCACCCATTTCCTTTCGCTCTACCCGGTACTCATCGGCGTGACGAACAGCGAGGCTATCGCGTTGGAGCACGAAAAGGTCGGCTTCGTTCGCCTTGGGGAGATCCCGTTCATCCTCGGTGACGAGAGCACCTACGTGACCTTCCTTACACGCGCCGCTTTCGAGCGCGCTGCAAAACACTTCGCGCCCTTGATGGATGAGAGCGAGTTGCAGTAATGGGTGACGTAGGTAAGGGTATTGAGCTTGCCTTGGGGGGGCCAGCAGCTCCTGCACTAAGGAAAAAGCTCTCGAAGAAACCGGGCACACCTGGGAAGAACCTCGACGAAGAACTTGCGTTCTTCGCGAAGGAGATCCTCGAATCCTCGCGCGCCACGCGGAACACGTACTTTCAGCAGCTCACTGAGGCACTCACCACCGGCAACGTCCAGGCATTGATTCCCGCAGAACAGCGCGCCGTAGAAGGGGCGCTCCTTCAAGGTTCCGATGAGCAGCGGGTGCTCAAAAACCAATTGGCCGGCGGCAACCTGGTGCAAACCCCGCTGGGCCAAGAAGCACTCGCGAAGAGTCGCTTGATTGCTGAGCAACGTGCGGGAGCGGCGCCCTCGGATCTCATCAACCAACTCTTGCTCGAAGCGCCCGCTGCGACGATCGGCCAAGCACAAAGCATCGGCTTGGAGAGCCAGAACGCGATCAGCGAGATTGCGGCGTCCATCCAACGCGCGCGGAGTGCTGCATCCCTCTCGGCGATCGGCAGCGTCGCGCAAGGCGTCGGTGGCCTCACGGGTACCGCAACCTCGGCCTTCTTGAACGCGCAGTCTCGTACAGCAACGCCACCACCACGATTTGAAGGGCAGTAAATGGGCAAGGGCGCCAAAGATAGTGGGAAGCAATCACGCAAGGTCTTGCAACAGACCACGGCGGAGATCCGCGCTGCGACACGCCCGAGTCGCGAAGCGTACTTCTCGCAGCTGAACGACGTGCTGAAGACGGGCGGGAACACGACCAACGTTCCTGTTTTGAACACCGCACTCGAAGGCCTGAAGTTTGGCCAAGACCGTACGATCGCGACCGCCAACGAATCGATCAACCGTGCAGGGCTTGGCAACACCCCGTTCGCCCAGAGCCTCCGCACCGGGCTCGCAGTGCAGGGAGGCCAAGCGCAGTCCGCGACGCGTGACAAAATCTTCCGTCAGTTCTTCGAGCAAGCACCGTCTGCCTCACTCGGTCAGACGGCACAGGCCACTCAGGCGTTGCAAGGTGTCGCCGCACGAGGTGCACAGGGACAGATCGCGGGGCAACAATCGCAACAACAATTGATCGGAGCGGGCGCCGCCGCCGGAGGAGCGGTCATCGGTGCAGTCATCATTGCCATCTGAAGTCGATCACATCGATATCGCGGTGTTCGACGCGCGGCTCATTATCGAGAGTGAGTTGGCGCGACTGAGGCCAATCTATCCACGCGTCATGAGTTCGTTTGGGAAGGACAGCCTCGCGGTGATCGACTTGGCAGCACAGTTCAACATCCGCGACGTCCTTTACATTCAGGATTTGGACGAAGTCTACGATGAGGAGTACATCCAATGGGTGATTGGTCACTACTCGCTCTCCGTCACGCGATGTGCCCTGGGCAGAGCGATCTTTCTGCCGTTCAAGGACCAACCCCTATTCATGAGTTTTCCGTTCGTGAACCAGCGGGCTGTCACTCCGATCCCGACGACGATGCGCCGCTGGGAGGGGACCGGACGCTATGTCTGCCTGGACGACGAGCTGAGGACGACACGCGGGATCGTGTCACCCGTCGACACGGACTTTCTCATCATCGGATTCAAGCTGAGTGATGTCGAGAAAGCGACGTGCCCGGTCCCACACGACAAACTTCCCCTGGAGGCGCGGAATGCACGACGCAACACCATCGCTAAAAAAGGACCGTGCTTCGAACTGGCTCCAGGTGTGCCTGCGGTGGCTCCGCTCTTCTGGTGGTCGGACGATGAGGTTTGGGACTACTTGGAGAGGCACGGCCTTCCCGTTTCCGCTCGCACATACGATGGGCACACCAAGCGTGAACCATCGGCGCGGTGGTGTACGCGCTGTCACGATCCACACGCATCGTCGCTTATGTGGTGCCCAAAGGTCCAAACTGAGATTCTGAACACGGCTGCGCTGACCAACCCACTACCCAGTGCGATCCATGCCCTCCAAATGATGAAGATCCTGACCGAAGACGAAGCCTTCCAGTTGCTCGAACAGGAGGAGCACCATGGCTGACCTCGGTGCGTTCGCAGGCGTCGGTGGCTTCTTGCAAGGCTTAAACTCCGTGTTGGGGCCACACCTGGAGCATAAGCAACGCATCCAAGCTGTCGAAGCGCTCCAGAAGAAGCAACAAGAAGTAGCTGCAATCCGTCGCCGCGCAGAGAAGAATCCTGACCTGCTCAAGAACCCAAAGTTCGTTGCGGTATACCGTGATGCACTCGGAATCGGTGAGGGCAAGTCGAAGCCAGAGGACATCACGGAGTTCTTGACGGCACCTTCAGTTACCGAACAGGCAGGATCAGCATTGCAAGCGGATCTCATCAGTGGTGGCGCTGTACCATTGTTGAACAGCGCTGGTGGTGTATCAGCACCGACAGGCCCAGCTGTTACTGCAAGCGGTGCACCCGCCCCAGCCCCCATCCAGATCCAGCAGGCTCCCGTACCTTCAGCACCCGCTGCTCCCACAGCGCTAGCGCCAGTAGCGGCACCCGCCTCTGAGACAGCTGGACAAAAGTTGAAGCGTCGGATTCAAGAGACCGCTGCGGAGCCACAGGGCTCAGCGATCATCGGTATGGCGTTCGGCTCCAAGATTGGGACACTGTCGCTCGGTGAGAAGAAGCTCGCATTGCAAGCACAGAAGCAAGGCCAGTCGAAGACAATCTTCCGTACGTTTGATGACGGTGACCGCAAGAAGTCTTTCGCCATCCAGATCGATCCGAACGGTGACTTCCACGCCAATCAAATCTTCGATGCACCACGCAAGTTGCCTGGCCTTACCACGAACAAGTTCATTGCAACGTCGCAGAACCTCGCGTTGATTGGGGAGGGCGTATCGAAAGAGGACATCCAGGCTGGCAATATCTCACCGAAGGTTGCAAAGAGAGTGGGGAAACTCTTGAAGGCGCGCAAAGAATCGATCCGTGATCGCTTCATTGCTGAGTACACCGCGCGGAAGCAAGGTCAACCACCTGGCTCCGGCGATCCGAAGCTCGCAGCATTCTCATTGAGCGACATCAAAAAGGGCGCTGTTGGTGCGGTGAGCTTCGTGCAGTCATTGATGGATGACGAGAACGCCGATGCTTTGTTAGGTGCAGCAGCGCCATCAGCTGTAGCACCAGGCACCACGCAGCCCTTCATCGAACCTGGCTATCCCGGTGCGGGGCCAGCTGGGCCACCAATCACGATCCAGACTATCCGCAAGAAGTAGGCTATGCCCTTCGACACCTACGAGGTCGTCACCGACAAAGGCACCTTCGAGCTGATCGCCGACCGTGAGCCGACACCAGCCGAAGCGCAAGCGGCAATCCTCGGTCAGTTGCAGGCAGAACACGTCGCGCCTGCGCCAGCAGAGAAGCCACCACTAGAGGGCACAGCGGAGGCGCCGGCCATCGCGATCCCATCGATGGGCGACGTCGCGGCCACGGCAGCCAGCGTCGGGTTGCCGATCGCAGGAGCCGTTGGCGGTGGGGCTCTTGCTGGCCCACCGGGAGCCATCGCGGGTGGCATCGCTGGGGGCGCAGCCGGCGAGGCGGCACGCGCCGCGATCCGTGGTGAGCCGCAACAGCCAAGGGCGATAGCCGCCGAAGGCGCAGTCGGCGGGATCGGTGCCATCCCCTTCCTCGGCAAGCCCGCCGGGACACTCGTGCGCGGTGCGATCAAAGGTGCCCTCGGCGGGGCCGCGCTCGGGGCCGGCAGTGCTACCACACGATCGCTCATCAAGGATGGTGAGCTACCGCAGACCGCTGACCTCATGCTCTCAACGGGAGCAGGGTTGGTGTTCGGAGCAGCCGTTGGTGGAGCACAAGCGAAGTTCGCGCCGGGCCAAGTGACACCGCTCACGCCCGAGGGTGCTGCTGAGCCAATCCCAACGCGCCCCTCAGTGGACCTGATCGTCGCCGACACGCCACCACCTGAAGTGGCACCACCTTTAGCAAAGCCACCTGGCGCACCACCTGAGCCACCTGGTGGGGGCTTCCGCCTTGAAGATGTACCACCAGACTTTTTCCAGAAGGAGTTCACACCTGAGTTCTTCCAAAAACTGAACACCCGATTGCAGAACGCCCCTGACCAACTGGAGTCGATCTCACAAAATAGCCAACGGCAGCGGCTCTACCTTGCTATCGCCGATGAGATGGACGCCTCCGGTGCCGCGCCAGAGATGGTGTCGTTCTTCCGCAACACCGTGCGCTCGGATGCGCAGAAGTTGAACTTCCTCTCGCAACTGCGGAAGTCGATGAAGGCCATGGAGGCGAACGACCCCTCGATCACCCCAGCGCTGAACGCCTTCAACCAAGCGATTCCGCCTGACTACTTCTGGCAGCGCTTCCTGCGCCTCTACCGCCCCATCGAGAACATCCGGCGAGCGTCGTTGACAGCACAGTTTGCGACGACCGCCCGCAACATCCTGTCACAGACGGGGCGGTACTCGACGGAAGTGCTCGATCAGGCGGTGCAAAGCGGGCTTGGTGGGGAGGGCCTTGGGCGGTCCTTCGAGCTGACGGCGAGCTTCGCGCGGCAACTGACGCCAAGTGGGCGTCGCGATCTCGTGCAAGCGTTGGATCAGTTTGCACGTACCTCGCCAAAGAATGCCCAACTGGTCAACGAACTCTTCGCCACCCCAGCCGGCGAAATCACCTTGGGCAGCCGCTATGCCAAGATCATCAATACCTTCAACGTCATGCAAGAGAGCTTCTTCCGCCGCGCACTCTTCGATGGATCGTTGCGTGGAGAGCTGCGGGCGCGTGGTGCAGACGTCGGTGCGCTGCTCAGTGAGCCGGCGCAGTTGCCGGCGGACGCCGTCAACAAGGCGGTGCAAACAGCGTTGGAGGGAACCTTCGCGGCGACGCCCAAGCAAGGCACGTTCGGGCGTGCAGTCCTCAACATGTACCGTGACATGCCGCTCTTGACGCAGATCCATCCCTTCCCTCGCTTCCTCGCGAACAGCTACAAGTTCTTGTACGACTTCTCGCCCGCTGGCTACACGCGGCTCATGCTGCGCGATCCAACAGGCAAATACAACTGGGCGAGCAAAGCGACTCGCAACCAAATCCTCTCACGCGCTTCGTTGGGCACAGCATTTCTTGGGGCTGGATTGGCGGTGCGCAACTCGTCGGCCGCTGGGGAGAAGTGGTATCAGATCCAAGCGGGTGACAGCACGATCGATGCCCGTCCGTTCGCTCCGCTCGCTACCTACCTCTTCATAGCTGACGTGATGAAGACGCTCTCCGAGGTCGGCGTCGACGTGATCCGTGACGGCAAGGGCCTCACCGCCGCGCTGAAAGCACGACGTGGGATGACAGGGCTCGATGTTGCGCAGGGGATGCTCTCCATGAGCCGCCTCGCGGGCACTGGGCTTGTCGCCATCGAGTTCTTGAAACCCCAACCACTAGAGCAAGCGACGAATCTCCTTCGTGACTTCGCGGCGAACTACATCGGCAGCTTCACGGTCCCCTTCCGCACAGTCAAAGACTTCGTGGCTGGCGTCGACCCCAACGAAGCGATCCTCCGCGACACGCGAGAGCTGCTGTTAGGTCGCGCTGAAGAGAACATCCCGCTGCTATCACAGACCTTGCCACCGAAACAGTTCGTGACGCGCGCGGAGCCCCCGAAGGCTGAGACTCCTGTGCTCCGGCAGCTCACGGGGCTCAGCTTGACAACCGCTAACCAACTAGAGAAGGAGCTGCAAGCGCTCCATCTCTCTCCCTTCGAGGTGATGGCGAAGAGCGGGGAGCCAAAGATCGATCGAGTTCTCAACCAGTCGATTGCTGAGCAAATGCAAGTCGTCTTCCCTCGGCTGGTGACAGCCTCGCGCTACCAACGCGCCACCGACACCGAGAAGATCATCATCCTCCAACAAGTGTTCAAAGAGACACGCTCTGTTGCCCGCGAACGGTTGAAGGTGTTGCGTCCCGACCTCGCCAAGCAACTCGCGATGAAGCAAGTCTCCGCTGACGCCCAAGCGCTACTCGAAGAACGCGGCGTCAAGCTCCCCGCTGCGCCCTAGCCTCGCTGCAACCACTGCTCCAGCGCCATCAGCGCACGACAGGCAGCGGAGGCTAGTTCCTCCTCGATCATCACCGCTTTTTCGAGTACCTGGTACTCGTACTTTGCGGTGATCGTGTGAATGATCCCATGTTCGAGATGCTCGGCTACTAATTGGTTCTTCCATGCGCCCTTGTGCTTCGGTTCGTACTGCTCCAATAGGCGATCGATGCGGTTGAGCGCATGATGGAAGTCGGTGACACGGGTGCGGTCTAGCGGCATGGGCAGCTCTCGCCACACAGCTCTTCACAGTGGGCTTCACAGTACCCGTGGCTGCACAAGGGTCCACGACATTCGTTGTTATTCACGAGGCAGCAATTCAACTTTGGAGACTCTAGCTTTGCTTTGGCTTCTGCCCACCGATCCTGGTTCGTTGCCATTCGTACACCTTTCCCCTTCTGGCCCCCGAGTAGATTTTGATCTCGTGGCCTGCGCGGAGCGTTTCAATGATGCCGGCGAGTTTTCGCGCGTCAACCCCACGCGGGGAGACTTTGCGTTGCAACACGGAATGCTTCATCTGGCTTGCGTTCCGCACGATTTTCCGTACCATATCGATGCCTTCCGTCTCAATCGTTGTGTAGCACGCTTCAAGGATCTTTAGCGTCGCGGCAAACGTGTGTTCGACGAGATCGCGCGCCGCGATCATGTGGCGTCGCATGATCCGCAGATCGTGGCTCTCGGAAAGCGAGAGGATCATCGCCAGTTTCAAAAGATGATCATGTTGGCGGCGCCACGAGGGAATCAGGCGTACGTCGTTGGGCTCCGGCCGTCCGTAGAACCACTGATCTTCGATGGCGCGCGCCTGTTTGGTGACAGCGAACTCTCCGGTGATCTCCGTCAGTCGTTGGAAGCGCCGCCGGATGTGGTCGGTTACTTCCTCGACGTCCGGAGGGAGGATCGCGTCGCGGATGCGTTTTTGCATATCGTACTCCGCATCGACGATGATGAGCCGGCCGATGAAGCCCCCTTCGATCGATCTGCGTGGGAGGCCATCCGTGAGCCAGTCGAGGGTGGTGCCACCGAGCCAGTTGATCGAACTTTTTTTCAACACCTGAAGGCCGCTGGTGATCGTCCCTTTCTTGATCGTCGTTGACTTGTTGTACATCCCCGTAATCATCCGTACGAACTCTAGTGCTGGAGGTCCCACGCCAAGGCACCAGGTCAACTCCTCCGTCACCAAGAACACCTTCGCAGGGTCTTTCTTCACCTCGATCACTTCGTTGTCACCACCCGAACGCTTCTTCACTTTGGTGCCGGCGAGGAAGTGGAGGAACTTTTGGGCCGTGATGACGCCGCTGTAGGTGTTCACGACTGGGATGTCTTCGAGGTAGCTCAGCATGTGCTCCGTGGCGGCACCCTTCCCAATCCCCGATGGTCCCAGCAGGGTCACGTAGAGAGCAGGG